CTCAGGTCCAGAAATATGCGTGGCAAGTCCTTATCCAAGAGGGTAGCCACACGACTCTTGCGGCAGAAAGCCAGGGAGCGATGACGACTATCGCTACGGGTTTCGGGCGCTTCAGCAATCAGACATTGTGGAACAGAACGACTGATCGTCGCTATTACGGCCCTATCACGGCTGCACAATGGCAGCGGATTCTGGCGGTGGTGAGCGGCGGCATCACAAATTATTTCAGAATACGGGGCGGTAATTTACTTATGCACCCCACTCCGACAGCCGGAGAGTCGGTTAAGTTTGAGTATGTATCGAAAAACTGGGTCGATACGTCGGGTGGAACAACTGCAAATGCGGATAAATTTACTGCTGATGCCCAGACTACGGTGCTGGAAGAAGAGTTGGTGGTGCTGGGCGTTGTGTGGCGCTTTCTCAAGCTCAAGGGGCTGCCCTACGATCAGCAGTTTATTGATTATCAGAACCGTGTCGCAGAATACTCCAACCATGATGGGGCGAGCCCCATTCTGCGTATGGCTGGCCCAAGCAGAGTTATTCTTGCGCTTAACGAGCCGGAAGGCAGTTACGGCGGCGTGTAACCAGAGGAGAAGAAAATGCCGAATTTTGGCGGGATAGCGTACTCGAAGAAAGGCAAGTCCATGAAAGCAAACCCCGGCGCTACAACTAGTGCTGGCGGCAGCCCTTTCTCCATTACAGGTCCGGGGCATCCTGCGTCTGATAAGGCCAAGGTGAATGCCGGAACTTTCAATGCGGCATCGCCCACAGAGAATTATGCGGCTACGGGCAGCGCCACGGTTCCCGGTGGGGCGAAAACGGCCTGACAATGGCACGCGATCTTTACGGAGAAATGCTTTCGCGGGCGCTCAATCGGGGCGCGCCGCAGGGCCACTTTGCGGCTTATATTCAGCCTAATGAGGCCGCATTACTTCGGTCGCAAGGTGGGGGCGTTGCTCCTGGCGGTGGGCAGTATATGGCTAATGGGGTGCCTTCTTATCAAGGAATGAGCATTTACGGCGGGGGGTCTACTTCGGGTCCATCGGGTGCATTGGGTGGAATTGATGCTAGAGATCGGGCTAGGGCTAATGCGATAGCTGCTCAGGCTGATGCTCAGGCCGCTAACGCGGAAGTCGCAGCGAAGCGAGACATGGCATTGAAGGCCCAAGAAAAGATTGACCTTGGACAGCATCCTGCGGAGCAAGAAGCCAATAAGACGGCAGTGCGTCAAAGGCATCGTGCTCCATTTTCCAACGCAGACATGCAAAGTATTAACTTAGCTGCGATAGAAGCTGCTGGGGGTGATCCAGAGTCAATAGCAGCTGCAATTGCTAAGGATATCCCCGACGGTGGGGCTGGGCGATTTAGTCCGGCTGCTAAAGTTGCTTCTCAGGGAGCTGGTTGGGGTGTCATCCGCCATGTAATGCAGAGGTCTCCCACTGGGGGCTATGCAGTAAATGATCCGCAGAGCGCTGTGAGTGTGCCAGAGCCCTATAACATGGGGGTTTTTCCTGCTGCTGTGGGAACCTTAGCCGGATTCGCTCACCCATTGATCGGTCTTGCCACGGCGATAACGGGTTTCCCGACTTTAACATCAATGGCGAGCGAGGGTCTTAAAGACACTCGATTCGCTGTATTGGGTGACATATTGGGTGCGCCTAAAAAAGCACTGAGAAATCTTGCAAAGCCCTTTACTGGCCTGATGGGCGATGCAGCGACTGAAATAGGCGCGGAAATTGGTGGCCTTCTTCCAAATCTAGGTGACGCGCCTGAAGGGCCAACGGTTATTCCTCGGCGTTCAACAGAATCTAGGATTCCCGCACCAGAAGATGTGCTGCCTCCTGGTGAGGCGGATGAGGATGAGGTGGCGCCTGGAACGGAACCAGAGCCATTTGCCACTGATGTATCTCCTGAGATTTTAGCACGGTTAGATCGCACCTCTGAGGATGGTAGAAGGCGACTGGAAGAGTTAGGGTTGTTGGCGTAATGGCTACGTCTCCTCTTAGCATCACTGGCGCAAATGCCACCATTCCGGCTCCTATCGGGGGCTTGAATACCCGCGATTCGGTTGATTTGCTGCCTCCTACGGATGCCATCCGACTGGATAATTTCTTCCCGGCGCGCTCCCATGTACAAGTGCGTAATGGCTACGATGACCATGCAACCGGGCTGCCGAGTACGGTTGAAAGCCTGATGATCTACAATTCAGGCACCGCCAATACGATGTTCGCGGCTAGTGGCAGTGCGGTTTACGACGCAACCTCTTCTGGTGCGATTGGCTCGGCTGTCATCACGAGTCTTACTAATGCTCAATTCCAGTGGACGAATATCACTACTGCTGGCGGTGCGTTCTTGTGGATTTGCAATGGCGCGGATGCGCCACGTCATTGGAACGGGAGTGCTTGGGCCACGCCCACCCTTTCGGGTGTTACGGCAGCAAATATTGTTAATGTAACTTTGTTTAAGGAACGTCTGTTCTTTGTGTTCAATAATTCTCTGACATTCGGGTTTCTCCCCGTTAATGCAGTGGCCGGAACTGTGGCGGAGTTTGATCTGGGGAGCGTGTTTGGTCATGGCGGCCAACTCCAAGCCATCGGGACGTGGACGCGGGATGGCGGCGCAGGGCCAGAAGACAACGCTCTGTTTTGGACAGATGAAGGTGAAATTGCCATGTATGCCGGCACCGATCCGGCAGATGCAACCAAATGGTCGCTTGTCGGCGTCTATATGGTGGGTCGTCCGATAGGTCGGCGCTGTATTCTCAATGTCGGCAGTGATTGCTATCTCATCACTGAGAATGGTGTTTTGCCTATGACTCAGGTGTTGGGCACGGGAGAGGCCGCGCCTAATCGTGCAATTACGGACAAGATTTCGTTTACCTATAACCAGGCCGTAGAGAACTTTGTCAGTACCTTTGGCTGGGAAGGTATTTTATACCCACGTGGAGGGTATGGACTTATCAATGTTCCTGCGAGCACTGGCGGCGAGTTCAATCAGTATGTGGTGAATCTTGAGACTGGTGCATGGGCACGGTTCATTGACCAGAACGCCTATACATGGGCGCTGCTCAACGGCGACCTCTATTTTGGAGGGAGTACGAAGGTTTATAAGGCGGATTCGGGGCCAGATGATTCCGGCTCTGCCATCTCTGCATCAGCCAAGACGGCTTTCATCTATTTTGGAGGACGTACAGGGCCAAACCGCTATATGGCGATTCGTCCTGTAATGGCGTCTGATTCGGCGCTTACCGTGTCCATTGGCTTTGATGTTGATTATAACGATGGAACTTCGACACTGACGCCCTCCACTGGGGAATCAGATGCGGCGACGTGGGATTTGGCAACGTGGGACGTGGCTCCTTGGGCTGCGGGGATAAATACCAAGTTGGAATGGTTGAGTGTATCGGGAATTGGCTGGAACGCGGCAGTGCGTATTCGCACTCAAACATCAGCGCAATCTGTTCGCTGGCTGGCTACAGATGTGCGCTTTGAGCAAGGGGTAGGTGGTTTTTGATTATTTCAGATGAAATGTGGAGCATGCTGGCTCCTGCAACAGAGGCTTATGAGAATATAAGTCGCGAGGACGTGGAAGGTGGCTTGCTGAGTGGCGAGTACATGCTGTTCCGCGGAGCCCACTGTTTGGCGGTTGTGTGTCCCTATGGAGGGGCATTAAGAGTGGGACTTGCTGGCGGCGATCTTGAAGAGTTGTTGGAAGTCGAGCAAGATATTTGCTCCTATGCCATTGAGAACGGCTTTTCAAGTGTGGAAATTATAGGCCGTCCAGGTTGGGAGAAAGTTCTGGATGGCTACACGCGCACAGCAGTTCTGATGCGGAAGGAGTTGCGACATGGGCTTCATTAGGGATCTGTTTAGCAGCCCAGAGCCACCTGCTCCTGTAGATTACGGTGCTATCGGAGAACAGCAACAGGCCGCCAATCTTGAGGCAGCGCGGGTTGGAGCCCGACTGGCGCGCCCGGATGTTGTGACGCCATATCAGACAACGACATTCCGCGAGACTGCTCCCGACCAATATTTGGCTGCCACAACGCTTACGCCTGAGTATGAACGTCTGCGGGCAGGTGGGGCGGCAATTCAGCAAGGGCTGCGTGGCTTGGCAGCCAACCGTCTATTGGATGTGCCGACAGCGCCCTTTACGACAGAGGGGTTCACGCAGGAACCGGGGCCATTCCAGTATTCCTCGGTGGAAGCGCAGCCCGAGTATTCAACAGCAGCCGCAACATATGCGCTCCCCGGCTTTGGCGATCTTAATACTTACACTAGCAATGCTGCGGACGAGTTTTTCAACCGAGCAGTAGCGCGACTCAATCCGCAATTTGATCGGGCCGAGCGTGGATTGAGAACTCAACTTATCAATTCCGGCATCCCTGAAGGCTCCGATGCGTTTAATGAGGAATTTAGGCTATTCAATCAGGGCAAATCCGATGCCTTAGCGGATCTTGCGAGTCAGGCCGTATTTCAAGGGCAAAACCTGCAAAGCAACATATTGGCGAATATCCTTACTGGGCGCGGCCAACAGCTTGGTGAAATTGGAACGGCGTTTGATGTTGCAGGGAGCCAGCGCGCTCAGAACATTGCAGAACAGCAACAACAGGTTGCACTGCAACGAGAGGCGCGGGATCGGCAGATTGCCGAGGCCATACGCTTGCGTCAGCAGCCCTTGAGTGAACTGGCAGCCTTGATGACAGGTACGACGCCGTTTACACAGGTTGCGGCTCAAGGCCCGGCAGGAGTGCCTTCTGTTGCGGGGCCAGCACCCGTTGACCTTGGCAACATCGCAGCTATGCAGCAGCAAGACGCGCTTGCCCGATTCCAAGGCCAGCAACAGCGGCAAGCTACGGCGCTTGGTTTACCAGTTACGCTTGGTGCATCTCTTTTAAGTAACCCGAGCTTATTTTAAGTAACCCGAGCTTATTTGAGGGTTAGGAAATATGGTTTCCTTCATTGCCAATCCTGACATTGCACTGGCTCAAGAGGAGCGCAGGCTTTCGCTGGCGAAAATGCTACAGGGATATACGCCACCACAAAATCCCTATGGGTATACGACAGCAGGGGTTTTCGCACCTTTGGCACACGCACTGTCCGCACGATGGAAGGGACAGGAAGCTAGTAGGCTTCAAGCGCAACAACAGGAAGCGCAAGCTGCGATTTTAAGCGGTATTCGTGAGGCGGCCCTGCCTCAATCAGGGCCGTTTTATGAAACAGTCGATACTACACTTCCTGGAGCTTTTCCTGGAGCTAGTGAGACTCGGACTCAGATTCAGCGGATAGCTGATGACGGGAGTGTTCTTCCTCCAGAGATTAGCGCGGAAACCGCCCGCACCGCAGGAATTGATCCTTTGACGCTGAAGGCTGTTATGGACGATGCAATGCGGACGGGCGATGTCGCTACCCAAGAGGCTATTAAGATAGAAGCCTCGAAAAGGTTTCAACAGGCGGTTAGCGATCTTACGATGGCTGAAGAGAGGGGAACTCCTGAAGAGCAAGCTGCTGCTCGGAATATGGTAGCTCAGTGGCGGGCAATAACCGATCCTTCGGCAGCTTTTGGGGATATACAAGCACAGGATCAATTAGAAGCTAAAATAGAGCGAGATCTTGAGAAAGAAGAGCGAGGGGAAATACAGAGGTGGACGATAGATGGCCAACCGATATGGTTAACTAAAGGAGTATGGCGAGCGGATCAGAAACTTCCTAAATCTGAACAGCTATATACTAATGTAGAGCCAGAGAAAGAAGAAAAGCCGATACGGGTGAGGTTTGTCAATCCCGTCAACGGGATAACTAGCGGATGGGTTATGCCAGATCAGTTGCGGGAAGATATGCTACTGCCTGTGAAAGATCGACAATTCGTGCCCCCACAAGGGGTTTCATTTGGCCCAGATGGGAACCTTATAGTTACAGGAGTGTCCAAGGCAGCGCTTGAAGAAGCGAAGGAGTATTCGATTGAGCTTGGCTTTAAGTCAGCAGCAGCTTCGCAATTATTAAAGAATGTAATGGATAATCCTGGCCTTGCAGGATTAAGAGGTAGGCTCGCAGATTATGCCGGTGGTTGGTTGGGCCTAGCAAGTCCAAAAATGGGAGAGGTTTTCACGGAGTTTGTAGCGGGGGCTACTCCTGAGGAATTAGCTGCCTTTAAGTTTGAGGGGAACGCATTGATAGCTGGTTTAATAACAGAAATGGCTGGGGAGGAAAGTGGGAGATTTTCTGGGCCAGAAAGAGATATTACTAAAGAGGCTCTAAGAGTTTTTCAGGTGGAAACTTCTCCTGCATTACTAGAAGGCGCGCTTAGAAGCGCACTGAAGGCTTATGCTGTTCATGCGGCAAAGGCCAGTTATACAATGGGTAGGAGATATAGGATTGAGGATAAAGAATGGCTTGTTCCATATGTAAAAAGTCTATTTGGTATGGGGCTAAATAAAGAAAATGTTAAGAGTGTTCTTGCCTCTATAAAACTTGCTCATCAGGTTATGGATACAGCTCCCCAAGCTGTAACAAGGCAATAAAATGGCCGAACTTCAAACCTCTGCTGAGAGCATTGTCGATGACTTCTTGAATCCAGAGAATAATGATTCTAATGGTAGTGATGATGCGCTAAGAGTAGTTGATGAATTCCTAACAGGGCAATCAGGCGCTGATTCAGAGCAAGAATTTATTTTAGGAGAAAAGCTGGGAGGGGGTATTCGTGCCGGATTAGCCTTTTGGGGTGATACCGCTGCGGAGAAGTATCGTCATTTTAAGGAATCATATCCCCAAGGCGAAATCGCCCGCAATCCAGACGACGGCGAACTTTATTACCGTAAAACACCTGAAGGGCCGTTCAATAAAATTGATCCCAATATGTTTACTGATCCTGGGGGATGGAGTGATCTTCCTTCGGATTTACTGGAATTTGGCGCACAGGAAGCTCCGATACTTGCTGGAGAGGCGTTAGCATTTGCCGCCTTGAGAAAGCCGCCTGTAGCTACTGCTAATATGGCACGAACTCTTTTAGGCACGGTATTGGGGGATATAAGAACGCGCCCATCTGCCTTTGGAGAAAGGGCTTCTTGGTTGGAGAATACAGGCAGGGCCGCTCTTGGGGCGGGAGCGGGGGAGTATTCCCGACAACTTGCTCAAACTCTTGGGGGAACCCAACAGGAAACAACTGGTCAGCAGCTTGGCCGTGCGGGGGAAATGAGTGTTTATGCCGCTCTTGGAGAAGCTGCTGCTAAACCAATTATTAAGGGCATTGGGGCAATTAGAGGTATTCCATTAGCGATGCTAAGAGAGGGCGTTGATCCAGCTTTGCGGGCAGAGAAACGATTTCGGCTTCGCCACCTCACACCTGGGCAAACAGTAGTAAATCCCATTTTGGCCCGTTTGGAAAGAATGGGCAGAACCATGTCCACCAAAATGATTGCTCAGTTTGAGGACCAGATAAAGGATGCGCGGAAGGTGTGGGGATCTCTTGTTAATTCTGATGCCAATCCAAATACTATTACCGCCAATATAAAGCGGGCGGTGGATAACG